CCCTCTTTTTCTAATTTGTTTTGTCGGTCAACAAGATCGTAGGCAAGCTTTTCTAAAAGTATTTTACTTTCATCACTAAAACTTATAAGGCGTTGTTTAAAATCTAACTCAGCGTTATCTCTTGATATTTGCTCCATTTCATCGCGCACCTCTCTGATACCTACCACCCAATCAGATATAGGTTTAGGTGGCTTGACAAACTTCTTCATCTTACCAACGACTCTTGGCAGAGTAGATTCAACCACGATAAATCTATTAAGAAACCCGTCGACAATACGGCCTGTTGATAGAGCGCCATAAAAATTCTTTGGCACACTCATACCAACCAAGGTAATAGCTGGTTTAACTGTTGATCTATCAAGGGCTTCCTTTTGTTGTTTTTGGGTTAGCGTCATCATCGAGTAATTATCTGGACGCAAGATACCATGACACCTACCCCAAGTTTCCATAAGGACTTGCAAGGCATCTTCTTTGTTGGAGTTGCTAGAATTAGATATGCTTTCGAGTCTTTTACCAAACTCATCCATTACTGTTATATGAGTTGGTTTGTATCTCAGCAAAGAGTAGATAGCGCCACTAGAGGTATAGCCATCACCCGCCATAAGATCTAGGTAATCAGCTTGCTCTAAGATGGCTTCTATAACTGTTTTTACATTCTCTTTGCCCTGCCCTGATTTAGCAATACACATGAAGAACAAAGATGAAAAATTATTCATATCTGTTTTATACATGCGTCCAAGTGCTACAGATCCTAAAGCCAAAGATGCTTGCATGCTAAGTGCAGGCTGAGCTATTTGGGCTACCTGTTCTGAGTAATCGAAAATGTCTTTTAATATGCCTGGCGGACTAAATAAATCTACTGGTTCTGCAATATTAACTTGTTTGGATATGTAAGCTGGGGCTTGTTGGTTTTTTCTATCATGGGTTTTTTGTATGCTATTAACAGTCGTTTCAATCTCAGAGTTAGGTAAGGGCGGAACATTTTGTTGGTTCCAAGCATTAACAAAAAAATGCACAAAGTCTGTATTAAGATTTTTAGCAACCAAATACCCAGCCAATCTAGCTGCTTGGTCGTTTCTTGAGCCTTGGCTAACGCCGTCTAAAGAAAAAGGAGTTTGTATAGGATTACCGTTGGCTTTCTCAGCTCCTGTAATCATTACCCAAAGTTCTTTGGTAAAGTTCGGCAAATCGCTGACATCATCTAACTGCCAATCATGTATAACTATTGGCTTATAGACATTGCCGTTGGCATGAATATTATGGGGGGCAATAATAAGACCGCCTGCCCCTCTTATATCAATCAGTTTTGCGGGATCGCCCTCTGCGGTTCTCTTGGCTACGTAGGTGGTGAAGTTTTCTGGGTTGTTATAGTAGTAGTGAACGCCTTTGCCTGTTGCTACTTTAAATGGAGTTACAGGTAGATTTTTATCTGCCCAAGCTACGGCCTCTGGAGTGTCAGCATCAGCAACGATAAAGTCACCACATACCAAAGCAACCACCAGGTCATTGCGATTTTCAAACCACTTGGTTATTTGTTCCGTCGTCGGTTGTTGGGTTTTGTATTGCTCCCAACCGCCTAGCTCTTTGGGTGGTACTTTATTTTTTCTTTGTAAAGGTACTACGCTTACGCCATGTTCTGCATAGGCAAGTGCTAGATCCAACGCAGAATCCTGCGATGTTACTTGTATGTTGAACACTAAACTTCAATTTCATCCACAGGGCCATATATTGATTCAAAATCAAGTTTGCCGCCAGTAGCTTTGATAATAAGTTTTGCTTGTTTAACAGTTGGTTGGCGATGTCCATACCGCCAGCTTTTAACTGTAGCTACAGGGCAACCAAAAAGTTCAGCAGCAGCGTCAGTGCCGAGGAACTCGATGTATTCTTTAAGTGTGTGTCTTTCCACTTTTCTCTCCTTATATTCAGGCTCTACTATTTTACTTATTTCATGTAAACTAACCTTTGTCAGTTCAAAAAGTCTGAAATAGTAATTAGCTATCCATTGATTTTGTTTTTGTAATTTCGTTGACATTTCCTCTCCTATAACTTTTTGTCTTTTTTCTTATTCCGCTTATTGTATTTTATTTTTACATGAATTAAAATACCCTACATAAAAAAAAGGAGGACTATATGTCTATAAGTGAAAGAATCACCGATCCTAACAATCTAGTAGAAAAACAAGGAGCCAAGCTTCTTATCTACGGTTCGTCAGGAGCGGGTAAAACAACCGCCTGTGCATCCGCACCAGGTAAAACTCTAATCATCAGTATGGAAGCAGGGCTTTTGTCTATTAAAGGCGCTACCAATGTTGATGCCATAGAGGTCAAAGAAGCAAGCGACATTGAAGAGATTGCTGCTGCACTAGAAAAAGGAGAGCTGGCTTACGATACAGTTTGCCTTGATAGTGTTACAGAAATGTCTGAAATATTGTTGGCTTCAGAAAAACTTAAATCAAAAGATCCGCGTAGAGCTTACGGCGAAGTCATTGAAGTGATGACCCGTACGATGCGTAGATTTAGAGATTTAAAAGTGCATGTTATCTTTGTTGCGAAAGAGGATAAACTTCGTGACGAGCAAACAGGCGCATTTCACTATCAACCAATGATGGTTGGTGCAAAGCTACCTGTCCAAATACCTTACTTCTTTGATGAGGTTTTGGCTTTGCGTATCTTTGAGGGTGAAGAAAATGAGCAAGGTAAGAAAGTTCCTGAACGATGGTTGCAGACTGTCGGTGGCGCTAACTACATTGCTAAAGATAGAAGTGGTAAGTTGGATGATTTCGAGGCCCCCGACTTAACGCTTATTATTAAAAAACTAGGCTTCGATATAGGAGAAGAGAAAAATGGGTGATTTTGATAATGTAGAAATCAGCTTTGAAGATCCATCGAGTACTATACCAGAGGGTATTTACACGGTGGAAATATCTAGTTGCGAAAAGAAAGACTCGAAAGCTGGTAATCCATACCTGGCTTTAGAGGCTAAAGTGGTTGGAGAAAAATTTGCAGGTTGGATCTTGCGAGATAACTTCAACCTTTGGTATGAAAACAGCGATACTGACAAACAAGATATGGTCAGAGAAATTGCAGGACGACAGTTCGGCTCTTTGTTAAAAGCTGTTGACATGGACAAAGCTCCAGATAATGCGTCTGCATTACAAGGACTTAAAGTCGAAGCTATTGTTGGTATTGAGGCCAGCAACAATCCTGATTATCCTGGCGATAATAATAGGATTGAAGGTTATCAACCTATTAGCTCAGATACTAGCTTCCCACCAAAGGACGATGTTCCTGACTTGGGTGTTAGTAACAGCGAGGCAAAACCTAAAAAGCCAAGCTTGTAAATATATTTGATGGCGGTTCTTCATCGACCATGAGCGCGGGGCGCCATCATCATTCATAAAACTCCGCGCTCATACCTTTTTTACTCGATATTTCAACGAACCCTATAGGGGGCTATCAGACGCTCGTAGTTTAATTTTTGCTGTTTTAAATGCTAGACGTTAGACCAGCCACAGATATGCGCAGGAGCAAAGCCGAGTGAGGTCGATTTTGGAAAAAGGGCCTTGAATTTTGCTATCTATTTTAATCGTGGCAAAAACAAGTCATTTGGTCATCATCGTCAAATAAAGTTTGCTCTCCAGGTCGCTTACTAATATTTAACAACTCTATATAATTAGGTCTATCTTTTCTAAAAGTTGCTCCAACCTCTTTTTCTTTTTCAATCCACCAGTCAGCTAATTTTGGTCTCTCTTTTAATATTTTAATAGTAGTGTCCATGCCTTTGAGAAAACAAAGGTCACAGTTTCCTGCTGGTGCTTTGCCTCCATAAGAGTTTAAAGCAAGATCAAAGTTTTGTTTTTTCCAAAAATCAATAACATCTCTTATTGTATGTTTTGCATCATACATAGGCGCAACACTAATCCATTTGTTGTTTGTTTGGTTTCTAATATTTGCCACTCTTCTTGGCTCGTCATATCTAAGCCCTACAACATTAAACCATTCTTTATATCCCATCATTTGCATCATTCTTTTCATTACATTTACTTTTAATTCAGAAGTGCAAAATCTCATAGATGGATTTGGTAAAAAAGGCTGTTTTTTTATCAACATATCAAATGGTTCTCCATTCCTACTAGCAGTCTTGTAAGTTACGATCTTGGTTCTCCATATAGGTCTTTCTTCTGCTATCTCTAACTCTAACCAAGTGATCGGTACATCCCATTTCTCTGAAACATCATTTACAAAATCTAAAGTTTCAGGCGCTTCTTTTCCAGTATTAGCAAACACTACATGAACATCATTTGGCAATTTTCCACTATAAGCCTGAAGAATATTCCAAAGCATAAACCCAGAAGTTCTACCACCACTAAAACTAATTAATGCTGGACCATTTATTTTGTATGGGTTCATACAAATATGTTATCAAATAATTGTAGTCAAATAGACAAATCAACTACATTTGGTTGATTGTAGATAGTTGGCTTGCCGTTTTCTTCGTATTCTTTGTAATTGTCTAAGAATTTTGCCATACGCTCCCAACCTTTATCCATTTGCTCGTTGTTCATACGAAAGAGTTTGGATGCGTAAGGCGGAGTTTTTTCTTGAGCAGCAAAAATAAAATCTTTGACGTTGTAGCCTGCTTGTTGCAAACCACGTCGATACCAAGATGCTTGCATGTCGTAGCCGTATTCTTTGACCGACTCAATAAAGCTTTCAGGATTACAGCTCTTGGTTGTTTTATAATCGACCAAGATGATGTCATTGTCAGCGTAAGGTTTTTTTACAGGCGAACAAAAAACATCTGGTCTGCATTTACAAAGGACATCGCCCTCATACCAGTAAAAGCTGTTTTCAATTACCTTTGAATCAGAGTCAATATACATCCAGGCTTCATCAATCAGATTATCGCGCATGCCTTTGATGTCGTTGTATTCTTTTTCGTTTATTACAGTAAGGCCACGCTCTAAGTAATCTTGCTTTAATATTTTGTTGGCATTGGTATAAGGCGATCCAGTTATAACGGCAACATCGTTTTGAAAGGCAGACTCACCCTCTACAATATAAGAGTGAGCAGCCGTTCCAAAGTTCATAGGGGGCGTGGTCTTTTGTTCTTTTTGAATGGCGTGTATTTGGGACTTGCCAAAAGCTCTTACAAAAGAACTAGAGATG